GATATCTCCAGTTCCATATTGTGCAAGTCCGGAAATATCTAAATCACCGTAATTTATTAAGTATATATTATGTAATCCACTTACACTATCCTTACACTGCTCGGTACGTCCTCCAATAATATCACAACTCATGTTTTAAGTTTTAAAAATTTATAAATAAGTGGGGTTTTTACACCCCACAATTAATTAGTCTTATGCGTAGATAACTACGTCTGAATTTATACCCATTTGTACTGCAGCCGTGAACCTCATAACTACTCGAAGATTACGATCTCCAAGTGTTTCTGAAGTATCAATAACTTGCACAGAATTCGTATCTGATAGCAGACCAGTTCCAAAGAACATATTAGATTTTTGTGCAGCCATCATTGAATGTGCTGGTAGCCCTTGTGCTACAACTACAGGTATGCCGTCGAAAGATAATCCCTGTCCATTGAACCATGTTGTCCCTTTGTTATCAACACCATTTGCACCAATAGTAGCTACGAAACCACCTAATGCACGGATATAAGCACGGGCAACATTTGGTGCTACGTAAATAAATACGTCTTCCTTCCCATACACGGCAGTTGGTATTGCATCAACCACCTTACCCATTTCAGTTATAACATTTGTTGCACTGATAGTTGTACCAGAAACAGACACACAACCAGATCCACCGGCAGTAGCTAAATAGTAAAAACCGTCAAATTCACCGTTAGTACCTACTTGACCACTCCAAATATTTGATTCAATTTTTGCAGCAACTTTTGAAGCCGTATATGCAATAACAAAATCAGCAAAAGACTTTGGTGCTTCAGCAAAAGCACTAAAACCCATTTGTTGTGCTTCCCAAGAATCAATAAGTTCTTTTTTACACATGGTTGTATTTACTTGGTACTCTAAAGGTTGAATAACTTTTTCAGTTAAAGTTAAAGTTCCATAGTTTGTGTAATCACAGGTTGAATCTCTTACAATATCGTCATAAGAAGCTACCTGTAAATTAGCTTTAAATTTTACATTTGGCATAACGGTTACTAAACCTTTTTCCAATGTTGATGCAGAAAGTAAAGCTGCAGAAATATATTTTCCGGCTGCTTCCCCTGCATAGTTTGATGTGATTGATAAACTCATAGTTTAAAAATTTTAATTTATTATTTGATTATTATTTACTTAATTTACTCATTACCCTATCAAGAGTAGATTGAAAACCACCTTGACCATATTTGAACCCTTCAATTTCTTTTTTGTTTTCTGGGTTATGTACAATTGGTTTTGGTTCTTCATTAGAAGATAATTCAACTTCTTCTGTTTTATCTTCTTTTGTTTCTTCTTTAAGATCTTCTTTTAATTCAACTTCTTTTTCAGTTGCTTTTAATTTAAGATCTTCAATTTCTTTTTTTAGTTTTTCAACTTCTTCAAAATGTAATTCTTTTGAAATTGTTTCAACTACTTTTTTCGGTGTGTTGTTTTCTTCGCTATACTCCTCTTTTTCTTTCATCTCTTTTTCAACAACTTCTTCTTTTTCCTCAACAACTTCTTTTTCTTCTTCTTTTTCTTCACCTTTAACATGATCAATTACACCTTCTTCTTTTACAACTAAAAGCCTACCATCTTCAAGTTTATAATCACCTACTGGCATTGCCACTTTTCCATCTTCCGTAATTATTGTTAATTCGTCACCAGCTTCAAAATTTTCACTTTCAACAATAGTAATTTTGTCTTCAAGTTTCATTTGAGCAAGTTTTACTTCTTCGTTTTCTACACCTAAAAGTGTTTTGATTTTTGCTAATATTTCAGTAGTATTCATTTCTTAAAAGTTTTTATATATTACATGAACGTAATAAAAAAAAGTCATCACGTTTTCTTTTATCCTTTGCCTATTCCCTGGGCTTTTAAAGTACCGTCACAACAATCTACATGGTAAGTGTTATCAGCACATAAACAACCTCTTTTACCACCTTTAGGAGATGAATTACTTGGTGTGCTATTTGGATTGTCACTAAATTTTTTTACTCTTTTTTTCTTACTTCTCATTTTCAAAAAGGTTTTTAATTTTTTGTAAAGTTTCTTTATTTATTTCTTCTTTTGTAGCTTCTAATTTACCAAGTTGTTTTAATTTACTTTCAGACCAACGAAGTGCAGCCAAACCACCCCAAAGTAAATAAGATATATTACCACAATCATTTGTATCAGCATTATCATAATAAGTTTTTGCACGGCTTAAATATGAATACATTCTTTTAATCGTTTCTACATTTAATGGTCTACCGGCTGCCAGATCAGCACCCCTATTTTTTCCGGTAAGGGTTGCACACTTATTATTATTTTTTTCGTTTAATTCAACACCTCTTTTAGCATTGTTTTTAACTGCATCTGGATAATCTGCATAAGATTCAAGTTCTGTTTCATTTTTTATTTTTACACAGTTAGGAACTTTTTTACCGTATTTGGTTTTAAACCCTTTTTGCTCATAACCTTCCCAACATGGTTTTTTTAAATCAATGGTTGGAATTTCAGAATTTTTAACGTGCTTTTCGCATGGCATATACCATGTACTACCTTCAAAATTATGAGTGTGAAAACCTTTACAACCTAAATCTTTTGCAACTTTCATTGCTTTTTCTTTTGTTGAATATGCAGTTCTATCATCTATTATTGCAAGATCGTCATCTATTTTTGTAGATTTTAATTCTTGTTTACTTGCTTCAACTTTTTCAGCAAAATATCCTTCAATAGAAAAGCCCTTAATGTTTCCACTTTTTACTTCCTTCCATACTTCTTCATTTTCCACCTTCATAGTAATATACCATGTTCCTACAGGGTGATCGAAATTATATAAACTTGATTTATCTTTTTCACCTTCTTTTATCCAACTTTCAACAACCGACATACCGTCAATTTTTCTTTCATGTTCTAAAGTCGCATTATTTTGGTTAGATTTTTTTAAAAATAATTGAGATGCTTTACGGATCGTTTCTTTACTAAAATAAATATAGTATTCATCATCACCGTTTTTTCTGAAAATTTGTTTATCTGGGATCAATGCAGCCCCCATTAAAAGACGTTTTTCATCATTAATAGTTTTTAACTCAACTTGGTGTTTTTTTAAAGCTACAAAATCACTTTCTATAGCTGGTGAATTCACAACCGATACTGCATCAATACCGGCATTTTCTTCTTCTTCGTTTAATATTAATTCTACTATTCTCATATTACATGAACGATTTTAATTTATAATGTCGCATTTTCTATTTTGTTCCTATCTAAACTTTGAGCAGTTGTTATATCACCACTAACTACAAAAGCTTGTGTAGGTTGCATCTGTAATTGTGCCAACTGATTTGCACCACTATCACCCACTACATTAAAACTTGGTTGAGGTGATGAACCACCACCACCACCACTTGGGGTTGTTATATCTCCACCACCACCAGCAGTTGCTTTAAATTTTTGTTTAGCAATTGTGGCAATTTGGGCAGCACCGGCAATAGCAACAACAGTAGCATTGGCAATCCTTAATGATTGTGTTGGGGTAAAATCGGTTGTTTCTGCAAAAGCCTTCATAATACCCTGTGAAGTGCTTATAACGGCTTGTGCTATTCCTAAAGCCTTATTTATATTGAAGGCTCTTTTTGCACTCTTTTCATTTTCACCGGCTAAAGCATTAACAAGATCACCGATAGCACCAAGCCCAGCATGAGCAATATCCAATTGTTGCATCATACTTGCTCTTTTTCTTTCTACTTGTTCTTTGTCTTTATCGTCTTCTTCTTTTCTATATTTATCATTTATTTTTCCAAGTTCTTCATTTAACTTTTTTTGTAGTTCTGCTTCTAAAATAGCATTACCCTCAGCAAGTTCAAATTTTGCTTCATAACCTTCAACTAATGAAGTAATTTCTTGTTGTTCTTCTGTTTCTCTTAATTCACTCAATAACCTAAATTGTTCATCTTGTTTATCGAATTCAATTTGATCATATTTTGCGTTGACATCAGCAATTTTTTGCCTTGACACCTCACCCATTGCAATTGATCTTTCTGAAAATTCTTTCATGGTCATTTCACCATCATCAAATTTTCTTTGCATGATTTCTTTTTCTTGTTCTCTTTGCTTCTCTAAAATAGCAATTTCACTTTCTCTTGTTTGTTCTTTTATGTTAAGTAACATCATTTGTGTACCATGCTCATAATCTACTTCACGCCTTCGATCATCTTCTAAAATTTTTGCATATCTTTTTTTCCAATTTTCGTCTAAAGCAAGTATTAATTTTTCTTTATCTTCTTGCTTTATTCTTTCATTATTTAAAATATCAATTCTTTCTTTTTCGTATTCATGTTTAGCACTTCTGAAAATATTGTGAATTCTTTTGTTATTAAATTCATTTTGTAATTTGAATATTCTTTCTTCTACGTCTTCAAATTGCTTAACTCTTGCTTTATTGTTTCTTGTTCTCGTTCTATGTCTTTTTTTGCTACTTTTATCAGCATTTATATTGAATTTTTTTTCTAAATCTTTTTGTGTTTTAAGTAATTCTTTTGCTTGTTTTTCAAAATTTTCTGCTGCTTGAATATTTCTTGTTCCAGAATTTTCAATTATATCGTCTGCTGCTGCATTATAAAAGCCCATTTGAAATAAAACTTGTGCTTTTATTGTTTCAAAAGTACTAAGCACACCGTTTACTTCTGCTTCATTTTGTTTTCTTGTTGCTTCTGCTCTTTCTTTAGCTGCTAATTGTATTAGTGTTTGTGCTTGAACACGTGCCATTGTTGCTTCAATATAGGCATCTGTATTAGCTGCATATAGTCTTTCTGCTTCAGCTAAATTATCAGCTTGACCGATTGAATCACCTAAAGTTTCATTATATATGTCTAAAGCTTCTTTTTTACTTATTGTCCCTTCTCTTGCTTGGTCAAAAGCAATTTCCACATTTATAAGTTCCTCAAAAAGTCCTTCCATTTCAGAAGTTGTTGCCTCTAAAATTTCATTATAACCTTCTTGCTCATGACCTGCCAAACCTACAGCATGAGTTATGTCGTCCCAATAAGCTACAACAGTTCCTAAAGCAACTACAAACAAACCAATTCCAGTCGCTAAAATTCCGGTTTTTATTCCTTTTAATGCCGTCATAGCTTTTGTACCCATATCTTTAAAAGCTCCAGCACCTTTTTGAATATTTTTTATACCTTCAGCAAGTGCCATTGCTTGTTGTACCATTAATATTTTGTGGTGTACGTCTTCCGATTCCATTCCAAAAGCTGACATAGCAACTGCACCTACTTCTAAGACACCTGCAAAACCGTGTAAACCTTCTTCTACTGTATGAATTGCACCCCCTGTATGTTTTATTTCATCTGCAGTTTCTTTGAATAATTCTTTTGTTCCACTTTGAGCAGCTTTTAAGTCTTTAACGTGTTGTGTTAGATCTTGAAATTCTTTTGAACCTTGTTCACCAGCAAGTGAAAGCGCTTCTAATCTTCTTATAGAATTATTAATCTGAACTTGCAAAGATCCCATTTCATCACCAGTACCTTTAAGCCCTTCATTATAATCTGTCTGGATCTTGTTTAAGCCGTCATACTCTAAATTTAAACCAGCTAATTTTTTTCTTAACTCATCTGCTTTTTTTGCATTATGTTTTCTTTCTTGAAAACTTTTGCCTTCAGTTTTTGTAAGTTTATCAATAGCCTTTTCAGTATCTTTTATTTCTTCTCTTAAAGAATCAAAACGACCTTGAATATCTTCAACACCTTTTTCAGTAACATCAATATTTATAGAATAATTTTCTGCCATTATTTTTTGTTTTTAAAGTATAATTTTCTTTTTTCTTGCTTATATATTTCCTTTAAATTATCTGTTAATTTATACTTGCCTTTTGCTATTTCTATATTTTCACTAACCCCTAAATGATCAGTAATTTTTAACATATCTATTATTTCTTGGATCATGGTTGTTGAATTAAAATTGTATTTTCTGTTATTGCTCCATTTTGATAAGTTTGGGTAACTAATAATGGTATTGTTTGAACGGTGTAATTTTCTTTTATTAATGGTACGTTTGTTTCAGTAACAATAAATTTATGCAGTATAGGTGGAAATAAAGCATTATTACTTTCGTCCATTATATAGCATTTAGGATTGTTATTTACAGGAACACAAACAGAAATAATTTGTGAACTTGTTACCGTACTTGGTGTTATAGTTACACCAGCAGTTGTTGTTGTTATTGTGGCACTTACCACGTTATTATATAAAGTGATTGGAACATCAACACAATTAGCCGTTGGATTAGTTGGTATAACCATTATTGGATTGGTTGGTCTAAGATCCATTATCAATGATAAATTAACCTCACCAGAAGTTAAATTAGACTTGAAAGAATTTATAATATATCTTTTATCTCTAATTACCAGTCGATCATTTAATTTTAATTTTGTTAAAAGTGAAATTGGAAAAACACTTTTTAAATCTGTTATTCTATTTTGAATCATGTAAAGATTCATAAGATAATTCAAATAGTATGCAGCATATAAACCAAAAGGAACAGTTGTTAATAAAAATGTACTTATCTCATTACCAAAATTTAGTGAGTAATCAGTTTGGTTGTTCACTCTTAAATCCTGGCCAAAAGGAATATAATTAGTAATGGTTTGTGTAGTTGTACCGTCATTAATTTTTATATCGGTTGTTTGCTTATCGTACATATAAAACAAACATGGTTTTGTAATATAAGGATTGTAATTCTCATCTAAAGCATAAGCCACTTGTGTATTTGTTGGTACATTTGAAGAAAGAAAAAATCTTGTTCCCATTAAATTTTCAAAAGGCAATTTAACACTAAATTCACTTCCTTCATTATTAAAAGTTTGTTCTAAATTTCCATACTCTTTTTGGTGAGTAACTGAAAATTGTTTATTTAAAAAACTTTTACTTTCTGCATATTGAAAACTTATCTTTTTATATAAAGGCATTTTTTTAACTTCAATGCTTTCAATATCTGTATAGGTTGTTGTATCATATAAATCTCCAACATTATACCAAGTTTCAATATCTTCTATTTGATAAACATCTGTATCAGTACCAAAACAAGTTAGATTAAACATTTTTAAGACACCAGTAAAAAGATCTTTTACTTTTAGATCTGGAAGATAATTAGTAATATAATTTACACCTGTTAAAGTCACGGCATTTCCACCTGTTTCACGCCATAACTCCTGGTATTGTGGAACGCCTAAAGCATTCTCATAAGTTATTTTTTGTTTATAGTTTACTTTTCCGGTTATATTCATTGATTGACTTGCTCTAACTTCCCAATGAAAAACCTTTTGTGTTCCAGTTAAGTCAACTAATTGATCGTAAAAAGTTGTATCAATATATAATCCTGATGCACTACTTGGTAATGGTGGTATTTCTTGAGTAACTAATAAAATGTTATTCTGATAAATATCTAAATAAATAGTTGCGTTTGTAGTTGAAGGTAAAATTGATACCGTTATTTCTTCATAAACAGTTACAATAAAAGATCCTGGGTGTGTTGTATGCCAATTTGAATTTAGTAGAGTACCATTATTAAAGGTTGTGCCGTCCCATTGTAAAGTTAGGGTGTCATTAGTGTAATCAAATGGATCTTGATTTACTAACGGTGCTACATTTGGAAAAGATAAGGGACCAGTTATATCTATTTTTTTTGGTTGAGTAACGAATGTATTTGTATTAGAATTTTTACACCATAAAAACAACTTTTTAAATCTTTCATCATTTAAAAAATTACCGTTAAAAGTCAAACCATAACGGCTTTCAATAGCATCAAAAACTTTGCTTACTTTTATTGCTGGAAATAAATCTATGTAAC